CTGAGCGCCGGCGACGATTACCTGCTCAATGTCGAACACGGTGGCCAAAAGTTGCGCCGTGATTTCGCTCGGCTTGGCCGATTGACCGGCTCCGGCCGACGTGATGCGGTCGATGATTGCTGCGCAGTTGCGGAGATTGCGAAACACTTTCCAGTTGATGATCAGCGCGTTGGCGATGATGCCCTTGGCGTATAGCCGCTGCACGGCGGCCTCGACGTCCGAGATCGGATCGGCCGTGTCGGCGCTGCTCCATTCGGTCGTCACGGCCGTCGGCGTGAACGTGCTCGTGTTGAACACTTTCGCGGCGATGCGCGCCTCTTGATTGACCATCACGCCGTGCCTCGCGAGGCGCGCGGCAACTACCTCGGCGTCAAAGTAGTTGGCGTAGATCTTGGCGTTGCGATTATCGACCGGCACGACCAAGCCGTGTTCGCTTGTCGCATAGCTGTCGTTCGTGAACTCAAATTCGGTCGTGTTGTAGCCGCCGCCGCTCGAGCGATTCGTGCGCACGGCGCGCAACAGCGACTCGATCGTGATCTTGCCGAACGGGCCGGCTTGCAAACCGGCCTCGAACACGGGGAACACCTGCAAGCCGATCATGCGGGCCTGATTGGCCTCGAGATCGTACTCGGTGAACATGCCGGAAATGTCGGGCCGCAGATTGGCGACGGCGGTCGACGGCGTGGGACTGGTCATGAGTTACTTCCTTGACGATGGGCGAAATGAAAGCGGCGTCACGCCGCGACAACAGGACGATCGCGGCGCGACGCCGCGGCGGACTAGTCGGGCACGACGGCCGTGCGCACCGCGCCCAGCTTGGTGATCGACTGGGCGACCCAGCCCGTGCTCGTGCGCTTGGTCACGATGATCAAGTCGGTGTCGGTGCACAGGTATTCCTGCGTGCCGTCGGCGTCGACGTCGTTGATCTTGGTGTTGCTGCTGGCCGGCGTGCGCAGCTCGAAGTTGCCTCCGGCGTTGCAGGCGATGCGAATCGTGTGACCGATCGGCACGTCCGCGATCGCCGGCAGAACGATCCAGTCGTTCGCGTCGTTCGTCACGGCCCCGACGTCCACGGCCGTGGCGCCCGCGACGATCGACGAACCGGCGCCGCTGTTGTTGTTCGGCGTCACCGATTGCGTGTAGTTCGACAGCAGCGAGCCGTCGCCATCGACGGGCAGCGTGAACACGCGATCGGCCGTCAGCGTCGCCGGCGGTTTGAGCGTCGCCTTGTAGCTGCCCGTTCCGCCCGTCTGCGCGGCGAGCTCGATGCGCGGCGTCGCGGAATCCGAGTCGACCAGGAACGCCGACGCGGTCGTTCCGCCGGCGGCGGCGTTCGTCGACGCCTCGCCGTCGCGGAGCACCTCGATCACGTCTCCGTCGGCCGACGCGGCCTCTTGAGCGCGGCCGATTCGCACCGTGCCGCTCGCGGCGATCTTGCCGTTGGCCGCCGCATACACCTCCGCCTGCGCCGAGATCGCCGCGGAGGCGACCATCAGCTCCGTGCCTTCGCAATTGCGAAGCTTGACGCCCACGTCGACCGCGTCCGTCACGGCAAAGGTGTCGGTCGTCAACGTGCCAAGCTCTTGATCCGTCGAGCCGGCGTAGGCCAACGCGCCGCCAGACAACTTCACGCGTCGGTACTTCGCCAGGGCCGCCGTGCACGCGTAGGCACGAACGCTGGCTTCAACAAAACTCGCCATGATTGCAAACTCCACTCAACGAAATGAACGACCAACGCGACACTGCGCCCGACGGCGGGGAAGCGACGACTAGCGACGACTGGCCGGATGCGGCTTGCGATGCTCGTCCAGCATTTGCTTGTGCAAATCCGGGTTCGCGGCCACGACGGCGCGAGTCGCCGCCGGCCGCGTCAGGCCGGTGCTCATGCGCTGCGCCACGAGCTGGTTGAAGCGCGCCGTCGCGGGCTTCGCGCCGGCTTCGTCCGCCGCCGTCTCGTCCTCGCAATCGGCCGGCATCGAATCTTTCTCCGGATCGACCGGCGTCGTGGCGACCGGACGCACGCCCGGCTTGGCGACGGCGGGCGCCTTGCTTTCCTTCGCCTGCTTGGCCTGGGCTAACGCGGCGTCGCGATCGGCGACAAGCTGCCGCATCCAGGCGGCCGAGGCCTGCGCCACGGTGGCGTTGGCGTCGAGCTGGGCGAGCAGAAAATCGGCGGACGCGCCGACACACGCTTGCCGCAGCTCGGCGAGCGTGGCGGCCTGCGGACCGCCGCTCGTCGGCGCGGACGATGCCCCGGCGGCGGGAACGGTCGCGGGCGCTTGCGCGGCGGGCGGCGTGGAATTGGACTGCATGAGATCACCTCCGGAGGATTGAGCGACCGCGAGCTGCAACCGCTGCAGCGCCGCGTCGTACGATTCGACGGCATCGACCAGCCGCGCCGACAACGCGGCGGAGCCGATGTGCACGCGGCCGTCGGCGAGCGTGCGCGCTTGTTCGGGAGACATTCGCCGGCCGCGCTCGACGCCGGCCAGGAAACGCGCGTTGAGTGTGTCGACCTGCTGTTGCAGCTCGGCCAAATGCTTGGGCTCGATCACGGTGCCGGGCGTGCCGGCGCCCTTGAATTCGCCGGCCCGCACGACGTGCACCTGAATTCCCTCGGCCTCGGCGGCCTTGCTTTCGTCGACGACAACGCCATACGTGCCGATTGAGCCGCACATGCCACCGGCGTTGATGCCGATGTGCGCGGATTGGCTGGCCACCCAATAGGCCGCCGAGCAACCGCAGTCCTCGATATAGACGTGCACCGGTTTGACGGCGGCGACGGCGGCGATGTCGTCCGCCAGTTCCTCGGTGCCTGCGACGGTGCCGCCCGGGCTGTCGATGACGAGCAGGATACCGGCGATCTGGGCGTTGGCTCCCAACTCGCGCAGCTGCCGACGAGCGACCACGGTAGAGGTTGCGTCGCTGAAGCTGGACGTGTGCTTCATCAGCGTGCCGTCAAGCCGCATGATGGCGATCTCGCGTTGGTCGCTCGGCGCGGCGGAAGTGGTCGTCGGTTGCTCGGCGAGCAGCTGCTCGGGACCGGCTGCGGCGCGAGCCGCCAAGTGCGCGGTGAGATCGAGCCGCATCACGCCGGCGTGCAGCGCTTGCAGCGCCGTGGGAGTTATCGACCACAGGCCGAACCACTGCGCGAGATAGGGGACTCCGGCGAACGAGCGTTTAACCACGCGGCACCTCGACGGTGTGAGTTTGTTGGGCGTTCGAGCCGCCGGCGGTCGGCTGACTGCTCGCCGGCGGATTCGCGGCGACGCTGATGTTGACGCCGTCCGGCGGGCCGAACTGGGCCAAATCCCGCCAGGTGAGATTGGCTCCGGGGATTTCGGCATTGAGCGCGGTCGCGGTCGCGGCCGCCTGCCGAATCACGTACGCGCGATCCTCCATCGTCTCGTCGACGATGTCGCTGAACTGCATGCCTCGGCGAGCAGCGCGGCGACGCGGCGACGTCAGCAGATTGCGCTCTTGAATCACGTCGGCCGTGGCGTCGCTGATCGGCTCGATGTACGGCCATTCCTCGGCGTGCCACTCGTGAGCGAACGGATTGACCGCGACCGACGAATCGCCATAGGCGCGTTGGCGGGCGATGTGCTTTCGCACGGCGGCCATGATGTGCGGATCTTCCGCCGCCCACTGCCGGATCTTCCATTCGATCACCGGCGTGTGCAGGCTGTCGATCAAAAAGCGCTGCAGCTCCTGGAAGCGCTGCCGAGCTTGGTCGATCGCTCCCCGCCAGCCGGAGAAATTGGTGTTGCTCGGATCGAGCAGAAACACCGCCACGGGCAGGTCGAGATTCACGGCGATGATGCTCAATATGAGCATGGAGAACGTGAAGAACTCGGCGTTCGGCACGTTCGGCGCGAACCCCTTTAGCTGCTCGCCCGGGAAGCCAAAGATCTCCATGCCCGGTTGCCAGCCGGCCAGCAGCCGCGTCGAGCCGTCGGGGCGTTGCTCGCTCGTCGTCGTGACTCCGTCGTTGCCCACGGCCGGCGGGAGCGCCGTGTTGGTAGCGGCCATTTCGCGCAGGATCGTGACGCAGGCGTTCATCTGCGACTTCACCAGCGTCGCGAACATCAGATCGTCTTGCATGCCGGCCATGTCGACCACGGGCACCATCGCCGTCACGCCGCGCGTCTGCGAGACTCGGTCCGGCAGGTAGTGGTGCAGCACCTGGCGTTCGGGCCGCTCGGTGATCGGATCGATCGCCCGTGTCGGGTACCGGACCATGTCCGACACGTTGTTGACCGCCGACATCGGATCGACGTTGTCGCGCGTCACCCAATACTCGAGCCGCTTGCGATGCTCGTC